ATAACTGACCCAGCAACGGAGAATTGACTACTAATTAATTCCTGACCATTTTGGAAAATTAAAAGTTGTTCCAAATTTGAAGGTAATACGCCTGCATTTTTTGTGACGGTTAAAATGGCTGTATAGCTATCTAAAAAGGATTCTTTAAACACCTTTGTAACACTACTATTCTGTGTATTTGGCGTGCTATTTGTTGGCGTTATAGATCCTGTTCCGGCTACGCCACCAGCCGAATGATTTGGCGTTCTACCTGAATCAAAATCCAATCCCCTAAATAATACTGTTTTTTCCGTGTATGGCATTACGATTGGTCTATAATTTCAATAAATGTACCTTGCACAATATCAGTTTTAAGTTCCATGGTAGCCGTTTCCATTATAAATTTAACATCATTATTTTCAATCGCTACATGAGGATACCATGGATTATCATTGTCTAAAACCTGAAAAGACATATTAAGCATTTTTCTTACCGGAAACAACTGACCTTTAATAATTTCATTAACCAATAATTGATTAATGTTTTTTCCGTCACCTATATTTTTTACACGCCATCCAGTCCCGTCGGTTATTTGCCATGTATTACTGTCGTTCTTTACTCTTATTGCACCCGGACTACCTAATGATGGACCGTCACCAATAAACACCCGTTTTTTAACACTTATACTACTTGTGTCATTATTAAAAGAACCGTAAACAATAACATCATTTTGACCTCCTAAATTACCAGCCGCTAAATGTTCCATAAATAAATTTCCTAACTCGTAAAATTTAAGATAGCTTGTAAGTAAATCTGTTCCCGTTGCCGTTTGAATCCTGCTTAATAAAAACCTTACACCAACGTCACCACTTTCAGGCATTGTTGGTGTAGTCCAATTTACGATAATATTATCAACTGTTCCACCAGCGGCAGGTAAGGTAGTCGCTCCACCCGGTATAACAAATTTATAATAGCTAAATGTTTGCTCCCAACTTTGAGCAGAAAAAGTATGCTGAAATCCATTATATGTAATATCCCTTTTTAGCCAGTATTTTACATGATTGATTTTAACGTAATTAATTTTCCCGTTAAATGTGCCGCTAGGGTCAAAGGTTAATTGTTGGGTTGAAATACAAACAATCCTTTCATAATATTCTCCTGTAGTTGTAATGCTAAAAGTATCGCCACCCATTTTTAAAACAAGCGTTCCATTTGTGACCTCAATGCCAAAAGATACATAATAAGTCGCACCATTTGTAGGAGTAAAATTAGTGTAAACCAAATCGCCAGTTGCGTTGGTTGCTTTTGCGTGACCTAAAGCAGCTCCGCCACCATCGGAAAAAGTCCATCCGCTGCCTAATGTCCAAGTAGTAATTTCAGGTGAACGATTTGCCGTTAAAAAATCTATTAATGGTACGACGATAGGTCTTAATTCAATAACAAAAGAACCTTCTACTATGTGTTCTGCAATCGTACTTGAACCTACCTGACTATCTCTATATTTCATTACCGAAGTAAATGTTATAGTAGCTTCATCATTATTATAATCTAAATCCTTTGAGTTGAAAAATTCTGTGTTTAAATTATTAAATATTTTACCTGACAATAAATTTACCGAAGCTATGTGTTCGTACTCAATATCCAAATCCTTTATATGCCCGTAATATCCCCATTTGCCACCACTAAAACGAAGCATTTTATTTGTTTCGGAATAGTTATCATTTTCAATACTTGATTGAAAGCTACTTTGTTGTAATAAAGTAGATGTTAGGTAATAAATATTAATTGTAACGGCTGAATCTAAATAAGTATTTGGCTGAACCATAAAAAATTTCCTGTCCGAAAAAAAGAACCTTAAACCCAATGGTACCATCATTCTTTTTAGAACATCATAGCACTTCATGTAGGTATAATTACCCTTACTATCTATCGTGTAAAAAACTTTATGATTAACCCTCATTCTAAGAAGTGGGTCTATAGAACTATCATACGTCCATGAATCCTCATGCCATTGAAACGCACTAGCCAAAACCCCTATAGATGTGCCATATATTGATTGAACGTATGTAAGTTTTTGTAAGCAATTATTTACATGATTTATAATAGTATCGTCACCTTGATAAATGTCACTACCGTCTGGCTTATAATCAATTCCTTTTAACCACCCTATGCCATCAATAGCATTTATGGTGTAATTATATCCCATCTCTAAAGGAATATCGTCAAACTCAATTAAATCAGCTAAAATATAGCCATACCAATAAAAGTTTGGTGCATTAGATGTGTCGTAACCTATTAATTGAATAGTAAATCTACCTTCTGGTGCCGTTAAAAAATCGGTTAATAATAATTGCTTTTGTTCTGTGTCAATAATAAAAGTAAACTTAAAATTACTTCCTATTATTGGTGCGTATCTTTCTAATCCATTTTCGACATCCGCCTGCCATTCTATTTGCGCTCCCGTAACATCTATATCGTATGTCATTCCTGAAAAGGTACTGTCATCTATTACTAAGTAATATTTACGCCCTTTTTCTGAATAAAATGTAGATGTATATCTTGCAGCCATTATCTTATTCTTGAATTAATATTTCTAGCTTTTTCCATGATTACTAATAAATCACTTCCAGCCACTCTGGTGGTTAATATGTAAGGTGATCCGCCACCATCTAACATACCCTTTAATTTTGATAAAGGTGCTATAACTTCCGGATCTACACGACTGTTCCTGTTATCTCCCACAGTTGCCATTGTTGGCCCGTATGCCAACCCACCTTGCGCAAGTTTTGGAGGAGCAACTTTATTAAGCATTGTATTGAATAAAACGGCTGCACCTGCACCTGCCGCACCTGCTACGGCTATAGCTCCAGGCCCTAAAGTTTTACCCAACGGGCCGCCTAATATACCTTTTATAATACCTGCTACACCTTCTTTTATGTAAGCGCTAATAATCATTCTTGCGGCTTGCATGGCTGCACTACCTAACTTCTTCATATCGGTTTCACCTTGTACCGCTAAATTAGCAAAAGCATCAGTAGCAGCAATTAAAGCGCTTGTCATTGTGTTTCCAAAACTCATCATTTGAGCTTCGGTGTTTACAAATGAATTTTTAACCTCTTCGTTAGTTTCTTTTAATCTTTGATTACTTGCAGATGCTGTATCTAATTTTATAGCCAATAAATCTAAGGTAGGTAACATATTTGTTATGCCTGTAGATTGAGCCGTAATTGCAGTTACAGGACTTGCACCACCACCACCGCCTCCGACTGTCGTTGTACTTGTTGGTTCTATTATATTTTCAGGTACAACGGCACCTCCTTTGCCTCCTGATTTTGAAGTAGCTACAAATAAACTTTTAAATTTACCTTTAAGACTATCGACTGTTTCCCCTATTGTTTTAAATTCTGCAGCTACTATTCTTTGTTCTTCTTGGTATTTGGTCATACCAGATAAATCAAATAAATCTAAACCTAATGCCTTTTGTAAGCTATCTAATTTGCCTAATACAAAAGTTACTCCCTGCATGACAGAGTTCTTGATATTTATCCAAATATTTTTAAAATTATCACTAAATGCTTTCCAGTTATCGTAAACGTATAAAGCAATGGCACCAACCGCAGCTATCGCAGTTACAACGGCAAGAATAACAGGATTAGCAAGAATAGATGCAAAAGCCGAAGATATAGCAGTACTCATTAAAATAATAGTAGTTCTAATCAATCGTATAGTTCCAGTAAGTGCGCCAAACGTGGTAATTAATTTACCTACTATAAATATTGCGGGCCCAATAGCTGCCACAATTAAAGCAGTTTTTACTATAAATTCTTGAGTTGCAGGATTAAGACCTTTAAAACCTTCTACCAAATAATTTATTTTTTCAGATAAAGCCGTAAATACTGCCTCTAAATTTAAACTATTATTAATAGCTTTTCCAAGTTCAGCCAAACTATTTGTAACGTTATCTTTTAAATTATCAAAAGCATTACCTAAGCCTCCATTGGCTCTTTCTAAATTACTTAAAGCACCTACAGACCTTTGTATAAATTCTTCACTACTTATTCCTAATTCTCTTATTCCTTCAGCAGTCACTACGCCAAATTCCTCTTTCATTACACGCGCAAACTCTGGAAGCCTTTCTTTTATCTGATTAAGATCTTCTTGCGTAACTTTTCCAACTGCACTTATTTGTGATAAAGCTAAAACAACTCCATCAAATTGTTCCGCTCCTCCTCCTGCCCTTGCTACAGCATTGCCAAACTGTGTTATGGTTTCGCGAGCAGCATCGGCACTCATTCCTACACTTTGTAATGAAGCCGAAGCCTTAACTACTTCAGGTAAAGCAAGACCAGGATTCTCTGCAACCTTTCGTAGTTTTTCTAATTCAATAGCAGCCCCTTCACTACTTCCCATAATGGCAATTAAACCATTTTGCAGTTTTTCCATATCTGCAAAAGATTTTAAAGCAGCCGCACCGACACCAATAATAGGCAATGTTAATGACTGGGTTAAAGTTGAACCAAGATTGGACATATTTTGTCCAAATCTTGTCATAGATTTTTCTACCTTACCTAACTCTTTATCGAGATTAGTGGTATCAATCCCCAGTTTTAAAAGTAGTTTACCTATTGCCATTTATGCTTCTTTATCCCATTTGTCAAATATTGTTTTGTCATTATTTGTCAAACTTCTTTTAGTTTCTTTTTTTGTAGGATTCTCCCATGGGAACTCAATTAAATCTTTTGGCTTTAAACTCTTTCCTTTTGCCGTATGGACATTTAGTAAAAGTGTTGTTTGCCATCTAACTCTTTCCCATTCTGTTTGCTCCTGTTGTTCAAAAAAATTATTATAACCTTGCATAGCCATAACAACCTCTCTAAAACTCATGTCGTTGTATTGCGAAGGAGGAAATCTTAAAACTCCGAAACAAAAGCGTTCGATGTATTCAAGGGTAAGTTCTCCGCCTTCGCCACTACGTTTTTTTGGGTATCATCTTCAGGAGGTGAAATCTCATTTGAAATCATTTCCATTATACGAGCTATACCACCCATATCGGTATCAACCAAATCGCAAAAAGATTGTAAATCGTAAGGACATTTTTCTCCTTTAGCTTTGTACCCTTGTTGAACGCCTGCAAAAGCTAATTCAAGGGCTAAAAGAAGATCTTCGCCAAGGAGGGAAAGGTCACTTAATTTAAGCTTCCTCTCCCTTAAAAATGTACCTAAAACGAACATACC